CTCATGTAAGATCAGGCTTAGGGAAGTATTACCTCCCTCGTAAGCCCTGTTCGGCCCATCAGTATGACTGCCACACTCGCGCGAAGCGCGATGTGGCCGTCTCGACGGTCACGCGTGTTTTGCGTGATAAAGCCTTAGCGCAGTTCAACGAAAGTTGGACTGCGTTCCGTACTGCTCTCCTCCTCGCCGTACCTCACCTGCGGTCCGGCCTCGCTCTTAACAAGCGAAGCCACCGCAGGGCGGCAAGAGGTTTGCAGAGATTCCTTGATTCCCTTGTGTCAGAGTTCTGCCACTCGGGGATCACCGCGGTTCACAAGACCATCAAGTCGGTGGCCCACTGGTGTCGCGAGGAAGCGCTGCGGTCTGGCCACAAGAAAGGCGGTCGCCGGCGTGTACCCTTTTGGGGGTCCGTCCGGAACTGCCTCGACGGTGACCGATCGCGGTACTTCCTCCTCAGCCAAGTGGGCCGCGCCTTAGCGCCGGGCACTGACCTCGTCAAGCGCGCGTTGGCTGATCACCAACGCGTCTTGACGACCCCGGCCGCCTACTTGCCCGACGTCGTGGGTTTCCACGTCGTCGAGTTTTGTAGGGCGGCAGGGGTGGCGGCTGGTCCTTGGGGTTCATCAACCCCTAGGCCCCAGACGTCTGCGTCGTTGTCCAAGTCACGCGCGCAGGGCGGCGCGGCACGGGAGCTTTGCTCCCGGTACCACGCCGCCTCGCTCGCGTGGCAATCGCTCCCTCCTCCGCACGACTCGGTGCGGGGGTGGCCAACTATCGCTGCCAACATGGTTTGGCGAGAGGCCGGTGTAGACCGGCCGGCGATAGGAAGCCTCCCTCGCGTCCGAGCCGTAGCGGTTCCGGAGCGAGGCGCTAAGGTCCGCGTGGTGACCGCCGGGGACTCCTCGGAGACCGTCCGTGGGCACGTCCTTAGGGACGTGTTCTGGCCGATCCTCGAGAAGTTGCCGGTGGCCTACCGTGGCGAGGACGACGAAGACGCCCGGGCCTGCGCGGTCCTCCGCTCGGGCTCGGAAGGTGACGTGGTCGTGTCGACGGACTTGTCCGCCGCCACAGACTACGCCCCTTTCGAGCTCGCGGAGGCCGTCTGGACCGGGGTCTTCGCCGCCCTCGTCGAGCGCGGCGACTGTGATGCGTCCGAGGCCTCCATCGGCCTCCGCGAGGTGTTGACCCATCTGGGCCCTCACCTCGTGGAGTGGCCTTCGGGGTCGGAAGAATCGCGCAGGGGTTGGTTGATGGGTCACCCACTTACGTGGCTGACCTTGAACCTGGCCCACTGCGCGATCCTCGACCTCGTCGGCCTCACGGGGAGGGCAGTCGTCAAAGGTGACGACGCCCTCGTCCGTTGCTCGATGGACGAGGCCCTCGACTACCTCGAGGCGCTCGAGTTGGCGGGGTTCGTCGTGAATAGGTCGAAGACCTTCCTCTCGACGGACGCCGGTACCTTCTGCGAGCGCCTCTTCTTGGTCGGGGGCCTCGCGGTGCCCACAGTGCCCGTGAAGCGGATCTGCGCCCCTACCGTGGAACGGCTATCGACTCTCGCGAGAGAGCTCGACCGCCTTCCCCGGAAGAAGCGCAGGTCCGCTGTCGCGGTCCTGTGGGCCCGGTCCTCGGACGTCGGTCTGTTCAAGGCTTGTCGGGACCTCGGGATCCCCCTCAGCTGCCCTAGGGCGCTGGGGGGCCTCGGGGTCCCGCACAGGCGCGGCCTCGCCGGCGCGTTAGAGGCCCACCGTAGGTGGGCCACCTTCGCGCTGACGTCAGCGACTTCCGGGGAAGTGATCCCCCTTTGGGAGCCGCCGGTGCTCGCCGACGGGACCCACGCAGCTCTGAAAGATCTGCGCTGGGTCTCGCGCGTCGAGCACGGTCGCGGCAACTTGGGGTCCTGCGTCCCGATGTCGGACGTGGCTTTCAGGAGGTTCATCGGCGTTCGCGCCTTTGGCCTCTCGTTGGCCCGCCCGGTCGAGACGCGGGACTTCAAGTTGTCTCATGTGGGCGGCCAGTGGAGAAAGGCGCGTTCGCGCCTTCGATCCGCCGGCTCGCCGCCACACTTGATCAGACCGGTCTTGTGGTCGTGGGAGAGGCTCGAGGGCGCTTTGGCGTCCTCGGCCCTCTCAGGAATCTATACTACGGACTGGACCGTTCGCACGGTCCAGCAGGGAC